CATATCGTGAAATCCGCTACTTTCTTCGGCTTGTCCTACTGCAATTGGATAAAAAGCGTTAGCGTAAACCTCTTCTGCAGGAGCATTAGCGATTGCATAAGCAGCGAGCATCCTAGCTTGAGCATCGAAATCGCCTTCTGCGGCATCACTCCCAGCTACGGCATAGGCACCAAACTGAGTAACCTTAGGTTCATAGACACCCGGATAATCAACTGCCCTATCATCTGAAATACTCGCAGTAAAATCATCCCAATAGAGGTCGCAGTTGCCACCACTATTACTGGCGTGATACGTCCCAATACGAACAGTTCTAGCTAAAGCAGGAACACCGCCACCGACAGAGGTTTGCGTCCAAGTCGTGGGAGCAGCAGCCGTTCCTGTTACACGACTTTCCAATAATACCATTCCGGCATCATAGAACTCTAACCAGAGGTATCCGTCGTCATACCACGAAGCACTAGAATGCATCGTCCGCTGATATGCTTCCAACACCACTGCAGCATTCTCAGCATCAATCGCCACGGCATAAGCCGAGATATCAATGTCTTGCCGAAATTCAGTGTTGCTTCCGTCTCCCGGCGAGAACATATAGGTGCCGGTGTTAGGCGAACCGCTACCGTTCCTAGGAGTTGACCTAGCTTCAAAAAGACTTCCGACGCTCTGCGTCCAGCCTGTAGTAGCACCAGCTTCGGCACCGGGATTAGTGATTGTTAGTGCGGTAATCGCCATGACTAATCCTCAGTTAAGCAGTTCGCGTTAGACGTATCCACGCAGCATTCAAAGAAGCCCGTGTCCAACGAGCCGAAGAGTTCGGGTCAACATTGATGAAGTCCCACCAATAGGTAGGTTCAACGGTGATAGGACGTTCATCGGCGTCATCTATCGCTGCAACTGACTTCATACCAAACGTCGTAAGAGCAGGACCGGCATCAGATTTACTCATTCTACCGACAAGCATCAATCCACGAACCACCGTGATATCCTCAGGGAGGTCCGTTAGAGCCATTTCCGTGAGGTCTCCGGCAGTCGATGAAGATATGTAATCTGCATCATCAGGAGTGGTTTCATCCACTACGGCATAAGCATCACTTCCCGTAGAAGGTGCCCAATCATCCTCAGCCGTATCGGCATTCGGAGGAAGATACATACACTGCCATTCACCCATGTAGTTAGTGGCTACACCCCCACCATCTACAGTCGGACACCAATCGGTGTAGGTCGCTGCGGTGCCGGTGAAGTCGTAAATATAGAGATTATCCATATACCAACGACACGAAGTATTGTGCTCACCGAGATAAGGACGGCTCATTAGAATTTGACCGACCGTTCCAGAAGCATGGTTCATCGTATCAAGGCCAGTTGCTTCATAACGATGAACACCGTTAACGGCGATACGCACCCATCCCTCAGTGTCGTGGATGGAAGCTTGAATTTCAATATGGTTCCAAGCAGATGCTACGAGGAGGGGGTCAGTCGCAAAAAGCTCAGTGCCCATCAGGGAAGTATCTCCGTCACCACCACGATGGCAAACAATGTTACCAGTAGAACCGACGAAGAATGAAATCTGGCTGTTAGCTAGTGTTGCTGAGGGGAACATCCCACAAATCATGGCATTACCAGTGATAGCAAGACCATTAGGCAACTGCGGGAAATACAGATGCATTCCTATTCCAAGAGTATCGACAGCAGTAGGAAGAACCTTGCGGAGACCACTACAGTCATTGACGTTGCCTGTGTGTCCTTGTCCGAAGTAATACGAGTAGGTTCCTGTAGCAGGAGTAACTGTAGTAGAAGGACCAGAGCCATCGCCTAGGACATCGGCATACACCCCGTCGAGCATATTGCTCTCGCCGGTCGAGCCGCTTCCATAGTGGTCAAAGCCGTCTGCGAAAAGTAGCATTCATATTCCCCTAGATTAGGTCTTCTTCTTGAAGAACTCGAATACCATTACGAGTTCGCTCAGCGATTGAAGGATTAGAAATTGGAAGAGGGATACCCGCAATTTGCATCACTGTGCCATCATGGGCCACGGTAATGACGGAGGTATTCTTAAGTCGAACAGCAGAGCCACCAACAATACCGAAGTTGTAGGCACGACCCTCAATACGCTGGAAAGGGGCATCACCGTCTCCGGTAGCACGCCAAACTTCGATGCTCTTGTCACCAAGAAGCCAGAACTCGTCACCTACGACACGGACCTGATTAATCTTATCAGGGAAGCGTTCAGCAGTGGCGAAGTCGAGGGGGTCGATGATAACGGCTCCCGGTTGTATCCAGTAGAACCGGTCGCTGTCGTTCTGAACGCATAGAACATAGCCATTGAAGACATCAAGAGAAATAATCGGAATGGTGTCAGGAGTTACGATAGGCGTCAGAGCGCCAGTGCCATCTGTGTATTGGAGGTCGTAGCCATCAGCAATCCAGAGATACTCTGAGGTAGCTGCCATGTCAGGAGCACCGTTGCCGTCCACGAAGCCAGAGATTTGAGTGGTAGTGATGGTGCGGTTAGCTTCCATTACATGCTTCCAGAGTTGGTCTCCGGAGACATGAAAAAGTGCCCCGCTTGCGAACCCCGGTTCAGTAAAGATACGCCTACCCGGTCCATCGCCGGAGGTCAGTAGTTCAACTAAAGCAGGACGCTCAATGAGAGCGGCACCTTCTTTAGTGTTAGTAGGGTTCTCTTCGAAGAAGCGGTTGACGACTTCGACGGCGGGTTCATCACCACGGCGACGGACCCAACTGCCCCGACCAAGAGGAATACTTACCAAGGGGAAGCCCTTCCAATAGAGAAATTATCATCGTAGCCGTATTCGTCACGACGGACGAGACCGGGGTCGGTCATCATACGGAGGTCACGACGGCGATAGCGAGAACGGATGGCAGAACGCCAACGGCGGAGCATCATCGCTCCATCTGCTGACATCGCCTGACCATAGCGGGAGTTCAAGCGAACTGCTAGCATCTGAGTGAAGTAGTCATCGAACTCGACGGGGAACGGCATTTCATCCGTGTCTTCGAGTTCTTCAATCTTCACCCAATTGCCGGTATCGCTGCGATACATCCACTGGCCGGTGTAGTCATCCGTAGAAATAGTTAGGGTCGAAGCCCCTTCGATGTTACGGCCATTCCCATCAAGAGTAACATTGTAGGTGGCAAAGTTGCCGCCGTTATCAACGAGAGAGAGCCGTTGTCCGTCAAAAGGACGAGGGTCGAGGTCGAGAGTAAGAGCACTAGTGAGGTTGCACATAAGCCTCGTATTACTCGGCACCCATTCATTCGTATATTCCGACTGGTCATAGTCACCACCATAGTTGACATCAGTGAGTTCATCACCGACTTCATTACCGACAGTCGTCAGAATGAGGGTGTTGAGTTTAGCGAGTGCCTCAGTGGTCTGATTAGCCGTGGGGTCAGCCCCAAGAGGGATGACGTTGAGTTCTCGATATGCACCTTTGATGATTTCAGAAACGAGAGTCATAGCATCCCTTCAGAATAAAATGGGAGGAGACAGAAGCCCCCTCCCAAGTGCAACTTAGTTGCCGTTAATACGAACGATACGACGCCGTTCGCGCGTATTCGCCGTAAGCGCGACGTCGAAGCGGATGCTGTGAGCACCGGTATCGAAGTCACTGGACTGCCACATACGGACCGACAGCGGAACCTTGCTCAGCGATTTACGCATTGCAGTGTCCGAAGCCGGGAGAATGAGGTCAGCCGTATTAACGATGACGCAATCCTTCTGCAGGAGGGCACGAGGCTTGTAAGCCGTCGACGCCGCACCAACGAAGGTCAGCAAAGCACCATCAGCCGGGGTGGAGTCAACAGTGGCGTGAGCCGTATTGACATCACCGTCGCCAGCAACGATAATCGCCGGGAAGATGCGAACAGTCGCCGCACCCGCACCGTCTGCCGTGGCATCACCAACAACACGGAACTGTTGGAGGTGGGTAAGAGCCGCACCGAGACGATTGTCATAAGCCTTGACGCCAGCGATAGTGAAGACTTCACCATCCTTAATCGTCGCAGCCGCACCGAGCGTATCGATGGTAATCGTGCCAGTCATGTAATAACCCGGCGAGGTCGAAACCGCTACCGAGGCATAGTCATGATTTTGGTCGGCACCATTAATCGCACCAGCAGCAGCCGAACGGCTACCAGTGGTGAACGTCGGAAGCTGCTGGGTGAACATCGTCGGAATACCGCCGATTGCACCGCTGAAGCCCTGACGGAAAGCACCCGTTGCGAGAGCGTCGGTAGCGTTAAACGCCATCACCGCTTCGCCGAGGTCTTCCTTGTCCTGATAGGTGAGGATGGCACGGAGGTCCGTGTCCATGCAGCCCTCTTCCTTAAGGCGCGTGTAGCCCTGAACAACGTCAGCGAAGGTGTCAACACCATTGGCAGGGGTGCCAAGCCAGTTGTTCGAAGCTAGGACGGCGTGACGAAGGACGTAGGCGTCAATTTTCTCCGCGAGGTTCGTCGCAGCATTCTTGAGAGCTTCACTCTCACGAGCCGCACCGATATCACGGATTTTGACGAAATCGCCCCAACCCATCGACGTGCCGAACGTCTTATTAACAGTGAACTGCTCAGAACCGTATACGCTGTCCTGCACGCCCGCAGAGAGGTCCTTAACACCGTTAGTCGTCTCAGTGACGTTATAACGGGGACCGACCTGCTCGACGACAGTCAGACCATTACGGTCATCCATTTCACTGTCATACTTCTTCCAAGAAACGACGTCCTTGGAAATGAGGTTATTCTGAAACGTAGCCGCGAAGGCATTCATGACCAACTTTGCTTGGTCAACAGTAATCGTAGCCATTAGCTATATTCTCCTTTGAGTTATAGCCTCCGCGGAGAGATTTACTTTTTATTGTAAAAGGCTCTCTCGAAGGCATCTAGGTCATCGGTATCCGCTGCTATCGAAAACTTTCCACCAGAGCCGCGAGTTCGCTTATCGGGTGGTTCGGGAGCATTAGTTACCTTAGATGTTGCAGTAGTTTCTTTCTTCGGGGCAGAAAGCTTAGCTTCCAGACGTCCGATAGCAAGAAGTGCAGCAGAAGGACCAGATGCAACGATTTGCTGGGCCTCGCCGATATTTTCAGCAAGGTAGTAAAGAACTCGGGGACCGGCCTCAGACTGCATAAGTGTCAGTGCGAGGAAATCACCGTAAGCTGGGTCGATATCCTTAAAGGCCTCAACCATTCCGCCAACCTTCTCTTGGTAATCGGGGAGTTCATCCCTGACACCTTCGACGCGGGCGTTCCAGTCTTCTTGGACTTTATGGAGTTCTTCCGCCTGAGCACGCTGGGCAGCTTCCTGTTCGGCAGCTTCCT